TCTCCTGCATCTTATCCTCAGGTGCCACAATCTCGCCATAGTGCCGGTTGTCACCGATCATGGCAAGCTGTGGCGTGTTGGCGCGGACAAAGCCGCCTTGCGCCAAACGCGGAAGGTTGATATTTGGAATATTAGGAATGAGATCTGCACCGATTCCAGGCACTTTATCCGCTACCTCATTCACAGCATCGATCATGGCGTTAATAGCATCAATAACGCGGTTTGCCATGCTCTCAACGCCGCTGATAATCATGTTGATGATGCCCTTTATATCTTCCCAGATGCCATCCCATATTTCCTTTGTTTTGCTTCTCACAGTATCCCATATGCCCGTGATCGCGTCCCGCATGGCTGTGAATTTCTCATCTACAGCCGTTTTGATGGTATCCCAGAGGGTAGACAGGGTGCTCTTAATTCCTTCCCAGATCTCTGAGGTTGTGGATTTAATGCTTTCCCAGATTGTACTGATCGCATTTTTGATTGCAGTAAACAGGGTAGTTGCAAGGGATTTTATGCCGTTCCAAATGGTGTTGAGCAGGGATTTTATGCCGTTCCAGATTTGAGTTGTTTTTTGTTGGATTGCAGTCCACGCATTAGAAATTATCTGTTTAATCTGTTCCCATACTTCTAATGCCTTGGCTTTTATTTCATCCCAATGCTGATACAGGTATACGCCTGCTGCTATCAATGCCGTAATGGCCGCTATAGCCAAACCTATAGGGCTTGTGATAAATCCAATAGCTGCTCCTAATGCTGTTGTCAGCGTTGTCGCAACTGCACACACTGCATTCCACGCAACAGTAGCGGCGGTCATAGCTGCCTGAGCTATTGCATCTGCCGCTTTTGCCGCTGTAGTAATCGCAAATTGAGCGGCCTGTTTTGCCAAAGCCGCAACTGACGCCGCTGTTGCTACAACAAAGTCTTTTGCATACATTGCCACGATAGCTACTGTTTCAGCTTTGTCAGCTATTTTTGCTGCTGTATTTGTAGCAAATGCTTTTGCATTGGTTAAAAGGGCACTTGTCGCCAATGTAATTGGAGCAATCATGCCTTGTATCGCACTTATTACCCCGCCGGCATTGATTACAAATTCTCCCAGTTTAACAACATTCCATGCCGCAAAAAATGCAATCACTACCGCTGTTATAGCTTCTATCGTTCCCGTATTCTCCAAGCACCATGCAACCACATCTGATAATGCTTGTGCCAATGCATCAAAAACAGGTTTCGCATAAGTATCATAAGCCTCATTCAAACCGTCAAACATTTTTCCCAACAGTTCTTTCATTTGGCTCACTATTGGCTGTATAGTATCTAGCAACCCCTGAATTGCATTTTTGATTGCATCCTTATTATCAATAATGGGTTTTGTTAATACATTTAAAATATCTCGTCCAAACTTTCCCAAAAGTTCAGATACACCCATAAATGCATCCGAAAAAATCCCTATGACATCAGCAGTGATCTGCTTTGCGCTGTCACTCCGGAAAGCTGAGAAAATTGTATTAACAGCCTTTGAAAAATCCCCTGTGATCTGAGCAACACGGGAACCGATATCAAACATAGATACCAGGTATTCCCTGATCCGCTCTGTATTCTGCTGCAAATACAGACTGATACCACCCAGAAGATTGTCCGCTATGGTTGTGCCGATTCCGGCTACAGATCCGGCAATCTGGCCCAGACTATAAGAAAACTGATCCGCGAAGGAATTGGCAGCAGCCAGCACCTCCGGAGCCGTGAATATCTCTCCAAGGCTCTGCTTAATCCGATCAACCGATGCAAGGATGCTGTCAAAGACGGATGTATCTCCAAAGCCATCCCAGAAGCCCACTGTAAACAGGTCTTTAAGTTCCTTAGCCCTGTCGATCAGTGCCTGGTACTTGCTGTCCATGGCATCCAAAGCTGATGTGTCAACCGCGCCCATATCGAACTGGTCTACATCATACCCGCCTGCAGCACCTCCACCCGATCCGCCTCCATCAGATCCGGTGTCAGGGTCAATGATATTCAGCTCATCAATCCCTGTAGTGACACTCTTCATGTCCTTGGCAGCCTTCTTCGCGGCGCTTCCTGCTCCGCCTGCGGCTGCATTGGCCTTATCCGCAGATTGCGCTACCGCTTCCATGCCTGCGGCCGCTGCACTGGTCCCACCGCCAGATGAGCCCTTTCCGGTAATCATTTCCGTAAAAGCCTTGAACGCGTTAGCAAGGCTCATCAGTTTACCGATAATGGTATTGATTACCTTAATTACTGGTGTCAGAACGTTAATCAATCCCTGTCCGATGGTGGCTTTCAACGAATCAAACTGGAGCTGTAAGACCCTTACCTGATTCGCCCATCCGTCAGAAGTCCGGATAAAATCACCAGAGGCAGCAGAGAGCTGGTCCTGCACAAACTTATACCGCAGAGCCACTTTCTCCATCTCGGACATCTTCGCCGTGGTCTTGCTGTACCCATTTGCCAGAGCATACGCATCAAGGGCGCTTTGGGTCATAACCACGCCCAGATCCTTCAGCGTTTCAGTTTCGCCCGTGAATACGGATTTCAGTTTGGTGTAAGCTTCGTCCTGGCTGATATTATAGAAAGAGGCTACATCCCCTGCCAGTCCGGTGAGGGTTGTAGCCATCTCATAAGCCGCCTGTTCACTGAATCCGAATGATTTTGCCATGGCTCCGGATGTACCGGCGAACTTCTTCGCCATGGTTTCAGACAAGCCGAAGGAAGCCGCTGCATTCTTGGCGAAATTATCCACTTGCTTCGACATCTGGGGGAATGTTACGTCCACCACGTTCTGGACTTCCTGGAGGTCTGATCCCAGCTCAATACACTGAGCTGAAAAATCAATCAGTTTCTTAACGCTAAACGCCGCCGCCAAAGCAAGGCCTGCTTTTTTAGCCATCCCCTGGATCCCGGCTAACTGCTTTTTAAATTCTCCCTGATTTATCACCAGATCAAGCCCGATCTGTCCTGCGCTCTCAGCTGCCATATGTACCACCTGCCTCTATCTGTTACTCAGACATCGGCACATAATGGCACTACTTGTCCGGCTGTATATCTACCTCGAACTCTCTCTTGCAATCCCGGCCCTTACATCGTACAAAAATCCCTTTTGCACAGGCGTCAGGATTATAATAAATAGGCATCCGGTATCCGCAGTATGGACACCGGATCTGCTTTCTTACTTTTTCA